AGCATATATGGTGGAAATCATTAAAATATAAATAAATATAGATTTAATACAGTTTAACGTAAATCGGAGAGTTTTAAATGTCTAGTGGAGAAAACTTACAAGAAATGGAAGTAGGCACTGCTCAATCCAAGACTGCCGTTAATTCTGGTGCTAAATCAGCAGATCCAATGCCTTCCGCAGGAAGCAATGCATCTGGTGTTTCAACTCCAGGTCAAACTGGTAGTTGGGAAGATTTAGGCGGTCCTACTCCAGAAAACTATAAGTCTGATGACGATTCAGCAAAGTTCAAAGAACCTTCACTTAAAACAGTGAAGGATGTGGTAAACAGAGGTGCTAAACCTGCTGAACCAATGCAGAAACTTACTGGAGCAGTTAAGGAAGAAGAAGAGATTGGAGATGAAGTAATCTCTGAAGATGATGCAGTCGAAACCGAAGAGGATCAAGAAGTTGTATCCGAAGAGGAAGTAGAAGAAGTAGATGCTGAAGAAGAGTATGACATCGAAGATGATGTTAATGCTATTCTCGAAACTGACGAAGTAGAACTCTCCGAAGAGTTTAAAGAAAAAGCAAAACTAGTATTTGAATCTGCACTCAAAGCTAAAGTTGGAGAAATCCAAGAAGCTCTTGAGATCAGATATGAAGAAAGACTCGCTGAAGAAGTTGCTGAAATCAAAGAAGCACTTCAAGAGCGTGTTGATTCTTATCTAGAGTATGTTGCTGATGAGTGGGTTTCTGAAAATCAACTCTCAGTAGAGCAAGGTCTGAAAGAAGAACTCTCCGAGTCCTTCATGTCAGGTATACATGATCTTTTTGAAGCACATTATGTACACATCCCTGAAGATAAATATGATGTTCTAGATAGCATGACAGAAAAACTTGATGAAATGGAGACAAAACTCAACGAGCAGATTGAGAAGAATGTTTCCCTAAACAAGCGTCTCGCAGAGTCGGTTGCTGACGGAATCTTCGATGATATTGCAGAGGGTCTAGCACTCTCGCAAAAAGAAAAGCTCGCTTCACTTGCAGAAAGTGTTGAGTTTGGAAGTGAGACAGAATATCGTGAAAAGTTGGTAGCATTAAAGGAATCATATTTCCCTGCAAAAAATGCTAACCCCAAGGTGGTTTCCGAGAACCTTAGCGAAGAAGTAGAAACTCCTGAATTTTATTCCAGAGAGATGGATGCTTACCTAGCAATGGTAAACAGAATCGCTAAAAACTGAAATCAACATTAAAACAAACACACTTTTAGAGGTAAACGCAAATGTTCCATTCAGAGCATCTGCAGGAAAAGTGGGCACCCCTTCTTAATGCTGGCGATCCTATCAGGGATAACCACAGAAGAGCAGTAACCGCAGTCCTGCTAGAGAACCAAGAAAAATTCCTAAGAGAGCAACAAGCTTTCAACCAATCAGGATCATTCCTAACTGAATCACCAACCAACTCAGCTGGTACAGGTGGTTATACTGGAGCTTCCGCAGAAGGCGGTCCAGTTGCAGGTTTCGATCCAGTTCTGATCTCCTTGATCAGACGCTCCATGCCTAACCTGGTTGCATATGACCTCGCAGGCGTACAACCAATGAGCGGTCCTACTGGACTAATCTTCGCAATGCGTTCACGCTACACTGATCAGAACGGTCAGGAAGCACTATTTGACGAAGCAGATACTCGCTTCTCTGGTCAGAACGCTGCAGGCAGCCTTGCACAAACAGGTTATACCAGCCCAACAGGCGATGTTGGTATCGGTACTACCGCAGCAGCATCTGGCAACACTAACCCTGGTCTTCTAAACGCTTCTGGCGAATATAACGTTTCTGGTGGCATGAACACTGGAGATGCAGAAGGTCTAGGTTATGGTGATAACTCTGGTTTCAACGAGATGGCCTTCTCAATCGAGAAGATCACCGTTGCTGCAAAATCCAGAGCACTCAAAGCTGAGTATTCACTAGAACTCGCTCAAGACCTTAAGGCAATCCACGGTCTAAACGCTGAAGCAGAACTTGCTAATATCCTTTCTAGCGAGATCCTTGCTGAAATCAACCGTGAGGTTATCCGTAGCATCTATATCACTGCAGAAGCTGGTGCTCAGCAGAACGTTGCTACCGCAGGTGCATTTGACCTAGACGTTGACTCCAACGGTCGCTGGTCAGTTGAGAAGTTCAAAGGTCTACTCTTCCAAATCGAGCGCGATGCAAACCAGATCGCAACCAGAACTCGTCGTGGAAAGGGCAACATCATCCTCTGCTCTGCAGACGTTGCTTCAGCTCTAACCATGGCAGGTGTACTCGATTACACCCCTGCACTCAATGCAAACCTAAGCGTAGATGAGACTGGCAATACATTTGCTGGAACTCTAATGGGCAAGTATCGCGTATACATTGACCCATATGCTGCAAACCTAACCAACCGTGCTGGCGGCGCTGGTAACGTTGGTGGTAACCAGTACTACGTTGTTGGTTATAAGGGTTCTTCACCTTATGACGCAGGTCTCTTCTATTGCCCATATGTACCTCTCCAGATGGTACGTGCAGTTGGCGAGAACAGCTTCCAGCCTAAGATCGGCTTCAAGACCCGTTACGGTCTAGTTGCTAACCCATTCGCTGAAGGTGGACTTGCTTCAGGCGCATCAACAACCCTTGGTCGCCTTGCAGCAGATACCAACCGCTACTACAGAAGAGTTCTTGTTAAGAACCTCATGTGATCTAAGTTCACATATAACTTCAGAGGGTGCCGAAAGGCACCCTTTTTTTATCTAAATAAATAAAAAGGTTATAGAGATGCCCGAAAGTTACAAAAAGTTTGAATATGAAACTGTAGATAATAGAAACTTTTTATCTGCGGTAAAGTTTAGGTTTATATTAAACAGGGCACCGAAAGTTTCTTTTCTTTCAAACTCAGTCAATATTCCTGGCATGACATTGGGAATTGCTGAACAACCAACATATCTGAATGATGTTCCTCACCCTGGGGATAAGATTCAGTTTGAAGATTTTAATCTAAAGTTTTTAGTTGATGAAGATTTGACAAACTACTTAGAAATCCAACATTGGATGAGAGGACTTGGATTTCCAGAAAACTTAAAAGAGATATACGATCTTCAAGATGCTGATGATAACTATATCAGTATGAGATGGGGAGCAGCAATGAATGTATATTCAGATGGCACATTATTAGTGAAGACAAGTAATGAACGTAATAACTATAATGTAGTATTTAAAGGAATGTTTCCTTATCGGTTATCAGAACTAAACTTTGACGCTACAAATACTGATGAAGAATACTTCACAGCAGATGTCAGTTTTAAATATATGATGTATAATATTACAGACTCACAAGGAGAAATCTTAAGACCTAGATATGATTAGTCTCGAAACCCTTCAAGAAATGTGGGAAAAAGATTCTAAAATAGATATTGATAATCTACACCACGAATCTTTGAAAATTCCATCTTTACATGCAAAATATTTTGATCTTTATAATAATCTAGTTTTACTTAGAAAACAAGCAGAGCAGCAGAAAAAAAATATAAGACATGATAGATATCAATATTATTCTGGAAGAGCAGATCCAGAGGTATATGTCGAAAATCCTTTTCCGAAAAAGGTTAGAGACAAAAGTGATATGGAACGATATCTAGATGCTGATGAAAAGTTATCTAAGATTATTTTAAAAATAGATTACTATGAGGTAATGCTTAAGTACATTGAGGATATTTTGAAGCAGATTCATAATAGATCCTATCAAATCAAAAACTCAATTGATTACATGGCGTTTCAATCGGGGTTAGGATAAGCAGATAAATAGATATAACAAAGATGATTTTTTTGTTATATGTGCGACGTAAAAATTCATAAAAAGAATGAGGTTTACATTAAGTTAGAATGTGAACCTCATATTTTGTATGAACTATCAGAATATTTTACATTTGAAGTTCCTGGTGCAAAGTTTAGTCCTCAAATGAGGAGTAAGCACTGGGACGGAATGATTCGTCTTCTCTCAGTTCATACGGGAGAATTATATGTTGGTCTTTTAGATAAACTTATTTCAAAACTGAATATACATGATTATACTTACGAGTTTGTAGAAAACAAATATTATGGTCTTCCATTTGAGTATAATGAAGAGATCTCAATGGAAGGCGTAAAAGATTACATGACATCTATTTGCTCTTTTTCTCCAAGGAGTTATCAAGTTGAGGGAGTATATAGTGCATTAAGGTATAATCGAAAACTATTGATAAGCCCCACTGCCAGCGGCAAATCGTTGATGATTTATTCTGCTGTAAGATATTATGTGGATAAAGGTAAAAAAATCCTTTTAGTTGTTCCAACGACATCTCTTGTAGAACAGATGTACAAGGATTTCCAGGAGTATGGTTGGGATGCTGAGTCATATTGTCACAAGATTTATGGTGGAAAGGAGAAATCAAATCAAGCACCAGTTACTATAACAACTTGGCAATCTATTTACAAGCTAGATAGAAAGTTTTTTGATGAGTATGAGGTAGTGATTGGAGATGAAGCGCACTTATTTAAAAGTAAGTCTCTAGTTAGTATCATGAGTAAATTACACTCATGCAAGTATAGATTTGGGTTCACTGGTACTTTAGACGGATCACAGACGCATAAATGGGTGTTAGAGGGTCTTTTTGGACCTTCATACAAAGTGACCAGAACTAAAGAACTTATGGATAAAGGTCATCTTTCAAAGTTAAATATTATTTGTTTAAACTTGAAGCATAACCCCCAAAAGTTTAATACATTTGAAGATGAAGTACAGTTTATTATAGGTAATGAAAAAAGAAACAAGTTTATTAGAAATCTAGTATTAAGTATTAATGGAAATACCCTTGTACTGTTTTCACGAATAGAAGGTCATGGAGTGCCACTGTTTAATTTAATAAATAGTTCTACCGAAGAGGACAGAAAAGTATTTTTTGTTCATGGAGGTGTTGATACTGCTGAAAGAGAAAAGGTCAGAGAAATAACGGAAAGAGAAAGTAATGCAATTATTATTGCATCTTATGGAGTATTTTCTACTGGCATTAACATAAAAAATCTGCATAATGTTGTCTTTGCTTCACCGAGTAAGTCTAGGATTAGGAACCTACAATCAATCGGAAGAGTGTTAAGAAAAGGCAATAATAAATCAAAAGCAGTTTTATATGATATTGCTGATGATTGTACATATAACTCACAAAAAAACTATACATTAAATCACTTCATTGAAAGAATAAAAATATATAACGAAGAAAACTTTAACTATGAAATAATCCCAGTTAACTTATCTCTATGATGGAAGAAGACTTTTACGCATCAATAAAATTTAAAAGTGGTGAAGAAGTATTTGCTAAAGTACTATCTACAGATGAAGGTGGAGAAAAACTATTAGTTGTAACTAACCCTGTTATTATTAAAGAAATAAGAACAAGACAAGGTTATGGATATAAAATAGAACCTTGGTTAAAGACTACTGATGATGATATGTTCATTGTTAATCTAGATGATGTATTAACCATTAGTGAATCTACTAATAGTGAAATCATTAAAATGCATACTTCATTTACTAGAAGATATGACAATGTAAAGAGATTTAATAATACAACTGGTATAACTAGAGAAATGGGATATCTCTCTAGTGTATCTAGATTTAAAAAAGTATTAGAGAATATCTATAATAATAGCTAAAGCTAATCTCAATCAACCCTGTCAAAGGTATTATACCAAGAATCGATAGGTAATGTCAAGCTTTGATTATCTTGCTTTATGTGCTATAATGTCTACATATTAGTATGTTAAATATGGCAATGACTTTTACCACAATGACAAAAAGAAAAAGATCAGAACATTATGTGAATAACAAAGAGTTTTTATCTGCTCTTATTGATTATCAAGCTGCTGTAGAAAGGTCTTATATTGAAGAGTTCGGAGAAGTTCTGACAAAAGATAAAAAAGGACAAAAGTGGAGCACTAAACCTGTTATCCCAAAATATATTGGAGCGTGCTTTTTAAAGATTGCTACTCATCTATCATATAAAACTAATTTCATCAACTATATTTTTATTGATGATATGGTGTCTGATGGGATTGAAAACTGTGTGCAATATATCCACAACTTTAATCCAGATAAATCTAAAAATCCTTTTGCTTATTTTACTCAAATCATTCATTACGCTTTTCTGAGAAGGATTCAAAAAGAAAAAAGACAGTTGGATATTAAAAGTAAGATTCTTGAAAAAACTGGATTTGATGAAGTCTTTTGGAATGACAATAACACTATTGACAGTTCCAACTACTCGGACTACAATAGCATCAAGGAAAGTGTTCACATGAAAACCCGTTACTAAATGAAAGTCGCTATTATCACAGATACTCATTACGGTGCCCGTAAAGGGTCTAAAGTTTATCATGATTATTTTGAACTATTTTATAAAAACGTATTTTTTCCGACACTAGAAGAATATAATATTGATACTGTCATCCATATGGGTGATGTCTTTGATAGTAGAAAGTCTATTGATTATACATCTTTAGAATGGGCAAAACGAGTTGTTTTTGAACCTTTATCAAAGTATAAAGTTCACATGATTATTGGAAATCATGATACTTATTATAAAAACACAAATAGAGTTAACTCTCCAAATTTACTATTAAAGTCATATTCAAATATTAAAACATATTCTGATCCGACAGAAGTAAAAATTGGTGGACTAAATATTTTACTTTTACCTTGGATCAATGAAGACAATCAAGAACTTTGCCATAAACTCATTAAAAATACAACTAGCAACTGTGCGATGGGGCACCTTGAGCTTAACGGATTTAGAGTTAATTCGCAAATCGTCATGGACCATGGTCATGAGAGCAAACTATATTCAAAGTTCACCAAGGTCTTCAGCGGTCACTTTCACACTAGATCGGATGATGGACGAATCTTCTACTTGGGAAACCCATACGAAATGTTCTGGTCAGATGTTGGTGATAGGAGAGGATTCACCATCTTTGATACAGAAACTCTTGAGCATTTTCCAGTAGATAATCCTTATAGTCTATATCATATTGTTGAGTATGATGATTTGACTATGGATTCTTTTAAACTAAATCATTTTGATGTTAGTAAATATGAAGACAAAATTGTAAAGGTCATTGTCAAAAACAAAACAAAACCTAAAGTGTTTAATAAGTTTTTAGACAAAATATATCTTGCAAATCCATATGAGGTTAAAATAACCGAAATCCTTCAAGAAAGTAGTATTGAAAATGAAGAAGATATTGACATTGAAAATACAATGACAATACTTTCAAAATATATTGAAAATGCTGATGTTGACCTAAATAAAAGTAAGGTTCAAAATCTTGTACGAAAGATTTATAAACAAGCGTGTGACATTGGCTAGAAGGTATGTTTATAATCACTATTGCTGGGAAAGAAGATGAAGGAGCTTATTCAGTCAAAGATGAGTTTGATGAAAAAGTTCTTTACATCTTTGAAGAAGAAGATGATGCAACTAGATTTGCTATGATGCTTGAGGATCAAGGTACTCCTGAAATGCACGTTATGGAAGTCGAGGCAGATGCTTTAACCCAAGCATGTCAAATGCATGATCATAAATATCAAATATTTACAGTAGACGATTTTGTAATCCCACCAGAATAAAACATGATTCTCTTTGAAAAAATTCGTTATAAAAACTTTCTTTCTACAGGAAATGGTTTTACTGAACTAGATTTGAATGATTCAAATACTACACTGATTGTAGGAACAAATGGATCAGGAAAAAGTACCTTTCTTGATGCTTTAACTTTTGGATTGTTTGGAAAATCTTTTAGGGGTATTAATAAACCTCAACTAATAAACTCTACAAATGAAAAAGATTGTCTAGTTGAGATTGAGTTTACTATTGGAAGTGTTAAGTGGAAAGTTCGTAGAGGTATAAAACCTGCAATATTTGAAATCCATAAAAATGATCAACCCCTAGATCAAGATGCTTCATCCATTGAGCAGCAAAAGTGGTTTGAACAAACAGTTTTAAAAATGAACTACCGTTCATTTACACAGATTGTTATTTTAGGAAGTAGCAACTTTGTTCCTTTTATGCAACTTACTGCAGCTAGTAGGAGAGAAGTTATTGAAGATTTATTAGACATTAAAATATTTTCTTTGATGAGTTTGGTTATAAAAGAAGATATTAAAATGCTTAAAAGCAATCTTAATAATCTGACTCTAAAACGAGAATCTTTGCATGAAAAAATATCTATGCAGAATGGATTTCTTGAAGATATTGAAAAACGGGGCAAAGAGTTTATTGCAGAAAAATCAAATAAGGTTAACGAACTTATTAAAGAAGAAAATGAAGTTGAAAATGCCACTGAAGAGTTACTTCTTAAACTTGAAAAGATGGATGATGAACTTCAACAGTTTTCTAACGCTAGAGAAAAACTTCGTAAGTTGGGTAATCTGAAGGGAAAAATCACTCAAAAAATATCAACGATTACAAAAGAGTATAAGTTTTTCAATGACAATACAGTATGCCCTACCTGCACTCAAAGTATTGAAGAAACTTTTCGGTTAAATAGAATAGGTGATGCCAAACAAAAGGCAAAAGAACTCAAATCTGGTTTTGAAGAACTTGAGAGGACTATTCGTGGTGAGGAAATGCGAGAACAAAAGTTCAATGACATTTCTTCTGAAGTAACTAGCGTAACACATGGTATTTCTACAAACAATACTCGGGTTTCATCAATACATCGAGAGATCCAAAGTCTACAACATGAAATTCAAAAAACTTCCGAGAATATTCAAAACCAAAATATTGAACATGATAAGCTAGAAGAGTTTCAGAAAAAGTTAGATTCTTGTTTAGATGAGATTGAAACCACCCAAGAAGAAATAACAAATCATGATTTTGTTTATGGATTATTAAAAGACTCTGGCGTTAAATCTAAAATCATTAAAAAATATATTCCTATCATTAATCAGCAGATTAATCGATATCTGCAGTTGATGGATTTTTATATTAACTTTAAACTTGATGAAGAGTTTAAAGAATCGGTTGAGTCACCTATTCATGAAGATTTTTCCTATCAGTCTTTTAGTGAGGGTGAAAAGCAAAGGATTGATCTCGCTCTATTGTTTACATGGAGAGAGATTGCTAAGATTAAAAACTCAGCAAATACAAACTTGCTGATAATGGATGAAATCTTTGATAGTTCTCTTGATGGGTATGGCACAGAAGATTTCTTGAAAATCGTTCGGTATATTATTAAAGACAGTAATATCTTTGTAATATCTCACAAGAATGGACTTGAAGATAAGTTTGAACGTGTGTTAAAGTTTGAAAAAGTAAAAGGATTCAGTAGAAAAGTATGACAAAAAGTTTAGTTACTGGTGGAGCTGGATTTATTGGATCAAATCTAGTAGACAGACTCCTAGAGATTGGGCATGAAGTTGTAGTAATCGACAATGAGTATTCTGACGCTCATGAGCAGTTTTACTGGAACGATGATGCTGAAAACTATAAATATGATATTCGTGACTATGAAAATACACGTCCATTGTATGATGGAGTTGATTACGTTTTTCATATCGCGGCAGAAGCAAGGATTCAACCAGCAGTAGAAAATCCAATCCAAGCAGTGGATATTAACTGCGTTGGTACAGCAACAGTTTTACAATGTTCTAGGGAAGCTGGTGTTAAGAAAGTAATCTATTCTTCAACATCATCTGCATATGGAATGAATCAGATTCCAAACAAAGAAACTCAACCTGATGATTGCTTAAATCCATATTCTGTATCCAAAGTTGCAGGAGAAAAACTTTGCAAAATGTATACAGATTTGTTTGGTCTTAAAACGATTATCTTTAGATACTTTAATGTGTATGGTGAGAGGCAACCTATCAAAGGACAATATGCTCCTGTTATTGGAATCTTTCTAAGACAAAATGCTGCAGGAGAAAATCTAACTGTTGTTGGTGATGGCACTCAGCGCAGAGATTTTACTCATGTAAAAGATGTTGTTAGTGCTAATGTTCTTGCTGCAACGACTGATCATTCTGCAGTAGAGTACGGAGCAGTGTATAACGTGGGAAATGGAAAGAACTATTCTATTAATGAGATTGCAAAAATGATTTCATGGAAGATTACACATATTCCTCCTAGACCAGGTGAGGCAAAAGAAACACTTGCTGACAACGATAAACTCAGGTTGACATTTGCGTGGAAACCTACTATAAATATGGTTGATTGGATTAGGCGAGCAATCGATGAAAGTCCCAAACTGGCAACACCACTCCAAGAAGGAACAGAAGCGGAAGTTGAAACCACAAGCACTGAGGGCGAGGAAGGAAGCACTCAGACAGTTTAAAAAGCGTCACATGGATCGTCCTACGGGGCGATCTTTTTTTGTATACTGACTTCAGTTCAAACAAAAACCATGACCGTCAACCTGGAAATCAAGGGTCAACTTGCAAAACTTCTAGCAACTGAAGATCTGGTTGTAGAACATAAAAAAGTAGAAACGGCAATGTTCAATGTCGATACTCGCGTATTGACCCTTCCTATGTGGAAGAAAGCGAGTAACGAAGTATATGACATGCTTGTTTCTCATGAAGTTGGACATGCACTGTTTACTCCTAATGAGGATCCAACTATTAAAGTGCCGATGCAGTTTATCAATATTGTAGAAGATGCTCGTATTGAGAAGATGATGAAACGAAAATATGCTGGCATTCCTAAAACTTTTCGTCGCGGTTATCTTCAACTTCATGAGGATGATTTCTTCTGCCTTGAAAATGAAGATATTTCTTCAATGAATCTTGCTGATCGTGTTAATCTCTTGTTTAAAGTTGGATCTTTCATGGAAGTTCCAATCAAGAACAGTAAAGAATCTGATATTGTTGATATGGTTGCCAATGCAGAAACTTTCTTTGATGTACAAATAGCTGCAGAAGCTCTTTACAAATATTGTAAAGAAGAGCAAGAAGCAAATACTAAAACAGATATTCCCGATCAAAAAACTAATCCCCAAGACTCTGGGCAGGGAGATTGTCAGACCGAAGATATGCAACAAACTGAAGAGCAGCAAGAAGAGCAAGAACAGCAAGAAACTAATACTTCTCCCAGTATGGCAGGTGGTTCTTTTAAAAGTGAAGAACCAGATGAAGAGGAATCTTATGGTGGAACAGATCCAGAAGTAAAGACTGATAGTGCATTTAATGACAGCATTAAAAATCTTGTTGATCTAAATTCTGTTGGAAATAACTATGTAGAACTTCC